TGAAGCTGAGCTTCAAAAAGTAGCTCAAAGTATGGCACAAGGTGGAGCACAAGGTTCTCAACAACAAAGCAACCAAAACAAAGGCTCAGATGACGACGTAATCGACGCAGAAGTTGAATAATCCGCTCCTCTTTCCTCTTTTTTACTTTTTATTACTCCAAAAAATCCCATAAATTAGATAAAAAATCCAATTATTGCATCTTAACACTTTGTTATATTTTAAATAAATTTTAGAATTTTTAGGGTATAATTAGGGGTATGGTTGCTTTTTTTGAGGCAAATTTTTGAAAAATTATACCCCTAAAAGGATAAAGATGCCCAGAATTACGATACCTTTGAGTGATACAAAAATAAGAAAAGCTAAGCCGAAAGACAAAATGTATAAAATGTTTGATGGGAATGGTCTTTATTTGGAAGTAAAAACAAATGGTAGGAAAGTTTGGAGGATAAAATATAGATTTAATGGAAAAGAAAAAACTTATACAATTGGTGATTACCCTCAAATTAGTTTAAGTGAAGCAAGAGATGTAACAAGAGTTATAAAGCAAAAAGTTTTAGAAGGAATAGATCCGGTTGAAGCAAGAGCAGAAAAAAAGAAAAGAAATAATGTAGTTACGATAGGACAAGTTGCAAATGAATTTCTTGATAAAAAGAAAGAAGAGGTATCTCAAAAAACTTTTGTAGATTTAAAGAGAAAAGTTGATTTATATATTGTTCCTGAACTTGGAAATGAGGATGTTAAAAAGATTAAAAAGAAAGATATTGTCAATTTAATTAAAAAATCAAGATATAAAAAAACTCAAAATAACACAAAAACCGATAAACCAGACACCGCAAGAAGAGTTTTTACTGTTTTAAAACAAATATATAAATATGCTTTGCATAATGACTATACGGAAATAGACCCAACAGCTGCAATTGATATAAATGAGATACTTCCTAAAAGAGAAGTTAAGAATTTTGAGGCGATAATTGATGAGAATAAGATTAAGAAAATGTATAAGGATTTTTTTGAGAACTATAAAGGTTTTGATATTACTTTAAATGCTCTCAAATTTTTATTTTTAACTGCTTTAAGACCGATAAATGTGAGAAATTTAAGATGGGAGTGGATTGATTTAGAGAAAAAAGTTGCAATATATCCAGCTGAAGCTATGAAAACAAGGAAAAAATACAGACTGCCTTTAACCGATACACTTATTAAAATTTTAGAGAATATGGCTTTTCTAAAAGGTAAACGAGAAGGAATAGTGTTTTTTAATGTTAGAGATAAAAATAGAATGATGGCTGAGGGTACGCTTGTAAGAACTATTAAAAGATACGGATACAATCATCAAGCTCATGGGTTTAGAACGAGCTTTTCAACTATTGCGTATGAAAAACAAAAAGAACATGGATTTAGTGCAGAAGTTATAGAAGCTCAATTAGCCCATGCGATTGGAAATACAGTTACAAGAGCTTATATGCGCTCGGACTTTTTAGAAGAGAGGAGGGAGCTATTAAAATGGTGGGAGAGGTTTTTGGAGGGGTAGGAATATGTTGTGTTGTAATTAAAATTAGTTTTTATTTTTTTTGTTTATTTTTATCAGATTTATTATCATTGGGTTTAAGCTTTCTCATATCATAGAAACTTTCAGTGCTAATTTCTATACTTTTTTCGTTTTTAGTTTCTTTTTCTAAGTCTTTTGTTTTTTTTTCAATTGTATTATTTTTGTTCATTGAGTTTTCCTTTATGTCAGATTTTAATTATTAATGATATACTTAAAATTGTCGCTAATATTGTGCCGAGTAAAAATAGAAACATCGCACTGTTATCTAAGCATTTGAGAGTTTGTTCATAGTGTTTAATTAATTCTTCTTCTTTTTTAATATCGGAGATAATATAATCTTTATTTTTTATAAAAATAGTAATTATAGCTATAATACACATTAAAAAAGAAATTAATGAAAAAATATATAATAATTTTTCAGTTATATTTGTAATATTAAAATTACTTCCAAATGTAATTAATAATCCAATTGCTCCACTGGATAAAGTGAGAATTGATTTGTCTTTTTCTAAAGTTGTTGTAAAAAATGCTTGAACTTGATTGGAATAAAACTCTACCTCTTTTAGGTTATTGATTTCGTTTTTTTTATTCATATTATGTCTTTTATTCGAGGAAATTCTATAAGATTTATTTGGGCATTATCCATTGTCAGACTCCTTAACACTAAATATTTTTCCACAATCTTGATTTTATATTTTATTTATAATTGATAGCAATCGTAATATTATATATAATTTCATTATGAAATGGACAGGTGAAAGAATAAAAAAAGAATTAATTTTTTGGCTTAATGATAAATATCCTGAAAAGAAAGTAATAGTTCCTGAAGTTTCTCAAAATTATAATAATGTTAATAGAATAATTGATATTTTATTAGTAAATGGGCATACCATAGGGTTTGAAATAAAAGGAGAAACTGATAATTTATCTCGTTTAGAGTCTCAGTTGGAAATTTATACAAAAACACTTGAATATGTTTATGTAGTTTATTGGAAAGATAAATATAGAAATATTGAAGTTCCAGAAAATGTAGGATTAATTGAAGCGTGTGAGGAGCATGGAAAAATAATATTTAAAAAGGCAAAGAAAGCATATTATAATAAAGTTGATACTTTTACTATTTTTCAAAATTTATGGAATGAGGAAATAAGATTTGTTTTACATCAATTAGAAATTCTTGAGTGGAATTCTAAAAATTATGCATATAGGGATATGAAAAAATATTTTACATCAGCTCAAATTACAAAATTAAGAAAACTGTATAAATTTATTTTAAAAAAAAGATTTGAAAGTTTTTACAAAAACATAATTAAAACAAAAAAAGTTAAAAAAAGAGGCTTTGATTATAACCTCTATATTAAAGAATTGAAAGCTATAAAGAATCTGCAATTGATTTAATGTTGTGAGCAATTGCATATGATTTTAGAGTATAAAAATTAAAACTATTTTTACTAATCATATTTTCGCACCCATAACAATTGTTTTGATGTAAAAATATATTTTGGGGATTTAACCACCCTGCTAAGTCTTGCATTGATTGTCCATATTGTGAGGGTCTTTCATTTAAATTTTTTATCTTTTTATGAATTACTTGCAATCCATTTGTAGAATATAAGTGAATTTGTGCTGATTTTTTTATAACTCCAAAATTTACCTCCTGATTATCATCTTCATCAAACAATCTATAACCTGCATAATCGCTATAGCATACAAGGTTAGATAAAGAACTATACGCTTTATATATTACAAAAGGTAAATTAGGTAATGTTTTTTCTTCATTTTCGTTAATATTAATATAGTTATCTCCAAAAATTCCAAACTTATAATTTTTTTGTAAAGCATAATTAATTAAACCAATATTTTTAAAATCAATCATTGGGATAGCATTAGGATATGAATTGATAAACTCATCTAATGATAAAGAATTGTCTGAAAAAGAAAACTTACTTAACACAATGTTTTTATTTGATAAAGTTATAGTTATAGGAGCTTGATTTAAAAAATAAGGAATTTCCATATTCAAAGGAATAACATTTGAAGGTATTGAAGAAGCAATGTTGTTTAAAATTGTGTTTGCGATAATTGGAAAATATAGTTTCATTCTCTCTCCTTTTCATTTTTATTCCCCATTCCCACCCTTTAACCTTTGGTTATTTACACAACCTTTCACATGGTATCCCGTCTTTATCCGGTTTTTTTATCTTCATTTTCACTTATTTTTACACTAAAAATTTTTCCACAATCTTGACATTGGTATCTTTGAGCCGTATAGTTTCTATATTCTCTTTTCCCCTTTTTATGTGTGTGAGTTGAGCCACATTGAGGACAAGGTTCATTATCAAAAATTTGCTGTCCTCTTGCTTCTTTATTTTGAGGTTCATAATTTAATTGATAATCTCTGTTATATATTTTTGAAAGATAATTTAAAATTTTCTCTTCATCAGTGTGAATTTTCTTTTGTGTAGATACTATTTTTTCAGCAAATTCCAAAAAGTCAATTTCGGGATAGTTTTCAATAATTTGTTTTGCATTTCTTGCAAAAGCATTATAACTTTTGAAATATAAGTGGTTTTTTGCAATTCTGTCAATGATTTTATTTGGCTCTACAATATCCGGGAAATGCTCTTCGAGTGTTTCGATTAAAATATCTTTTTCTTTTGAATTAATAGTCCCGTCTGATTTGGCTATATATACAAGCATTTTAAGTAAGTCTAAATGGTCATCAATAAAATTTTCCATTTTTTCTTTTTGTTGTCTTTTGGCTTCTTTTTCATTGTATTTTTTCAATTCTTCATCGTAAATTTCTTTTAAGTAACTATTTGCATCATATATAATTTCGCCAGTTTCTAAATCGTGCATTTCAATTATTTTATCCGCATAAAGTCCTGAAAATTCATCTGTTTCAATATTAATAGCTAAAATAAAAAATCCGTCGTTGTATTTTAATTTTCCAAATCTTATAAAGTATAAAGTTTCTTCTATCCCATTTGAATATATGACATTAAAATCTTTTTTTAAGTCAATTATTGGTTCTTCAACTTTACCATAAAAATATCCATCATCTATATGTCCCGGACGTGTTTTAAAAGTTTTATCTTTTTTTTCAATAGAGGGTTGATTATGGTTCTCACCATAAAGCCATTGCAAATAATCAATTATCTCACTTGTATCCGTTAATTCTTCCAAAGTTTTTAAATTTTTTAACTTTAAAATTCTATTAAGATTAAAAGTTCTCTCATCATTTCTTAAAAAGCAATATCCATATAGATAATTTTCATCTACTTTTTCAACCTTTACCTTTCTTGTGCTGATTTCTCCGTTTGGCTTTTGATATACTATTTCAATATCTGCATCTTTTTTATTATCTGTTTTTGTGTCTTTTTGAGTTTTCTTTTTAGATACAGTAGTTTGTTGAATTGGTGAATTATTCTTACTTAAATTTTTGATAAATTCAACTTCTTTTTCAATTTGTGTTTGAGAGTTTTTATTTCGTGATTTAAAGATTTTAATTAAAGACATTGTATTGAGCTTATAGGCTTTTATTGCAATATATATTGATAAAGCCAAAGGTCCAAAAAAGAAAAATAATCCGCCAAAGGGATTTTTTAAGATAGATTCAGGAATAATGATACTAATGATTAATAACATTAAAAAATAATAAACAACAAAAGCCCCCACAGCTTTTAAGGACTTCATCCTTTCTCCTTAAAATTATTTCTTACAATTACTAAAAATACAGCTCATAAATTCTAGTCTCTCATCTTCTGTTAGTTTCATCATATATTTAACTATTGCTACAACTTCTGGGGGGAGTTCTTTTACGCTTTCGTTTAGTAATACTTTTGAATGAGTTGAATTTACTATATTTGCATTGCCTACTACATTTACTTGATTCTCTTTTTCATTTATTTTGCTTTTGGGATTAATTTCTTGTGCATTTTCAAAAAGTTTTCCAATTTTAGAAGTTAAAGGGTCTATTCCTACAAGTTCATAAAAGCTAACGCCTAAGGCATCAGCTATTTTTTTTGCTGTTTTAAGAGTTAAATCGCCTTCACCTTTTTCTATTCTTTGTAATGTTCTATCAGAAATGCCGACAAATTTTGCTAATTTTTCTTGACTTATACCAGCTTTTTTTCTTAAAATTTTTATAGTTTTGCCAATTTCTTCATATTTTTTCATTTTTCTTTCCTTTTTTTCGCCGTTATTTTCTTGACAATACGAAATATTTTTCATATAATTACACCACAACACTTCTTGATACTTAAATTATAACACAAAAAGAAGTATCTTGAAGTGATGATGATTGGGAGTTGGTTGCTAAATGGAAGGATTTTATATAAAGGAGAGTATATGCAAGAAAAAGAAAAATTACAAGGTATTGTTAATCCCAAAAGCCCTTATTTAAAAAGTAAAGAGGCTTGGCAATATCTAAATGTTAGCGAAACTGAATTCTATACAAGAATAGTAAAAGAGCCTGATTTCCCAAAACCAATTAGGTTAGGAAAAAAACTTGTCTTATATGAAAAATCCGAACTTGATGCGTTTATGAAAAGGAGAAAAGATGCATAAAGCGGTATCAAAAAACAAAAGCCTATTAACTTACAAATACTACATAAGGATAATGGATGCAGTGCTTAAACAAATGCAAAGACAAATTAAAAAAGCAAGATTGGAAGGTTGATAATGAATATAGATTTCCTATATCTGGGTTTGGTAATAGCAATGAGCGCAGTGTTGATAGGGATAAAGATTGCGGACGAAGTGATAAAGATAAAAAATAAAAAGAAAATTTGGAGGGGTGAGAAATGAGCGGAATGTATTCAGGGGAGCTTGAAATGATTGGCTGGGAAAAGGAAAAGTGGAATGAGCTTTTAAGTAATGTTAAACCTCAAATTGAAATGATTAAATCCCAGGTGAAACTTATAGCGGTTGAACTACAAAAGATGAGAGAGAATTATAGCTTAGAGTTTGATTGCGATATGCAAAATTACCTTGATAATTTGATTTTTGAAAATTTATGAAGGAGAGGACAATGAAATACCAGGTATTTCTAAAAACAAACAATAAAATGTGTAGTTTTACGGTTGAGGCGAAAAGCGAAAAAGAGGCGCAAAAAATAGCTTTAAAAAAAGCTAAAAGCGCCTATGGTTTAGATTTTGAAATCTTTAAAACATTTAAAGGTTGAGCAATGAATAGTTTACCAAAAAAGATAAGTAATAGTCAATATCACAAGGCGGAAGGCATCAGTAGCAGTGACTTAAAACTGCTTGAAATTTCTCCTCTTCATCTAAAATACAAAGAGTTGTTTAGATATGAAAGTGAAGTGTTTGATTTTGGGTCTTTGGTGCATAAGATGACATTAGAGCCTGAGAGTTTAGAAGAAGAGTTTGTGAAGATGCCGGAGTTTAATTTGCGCACAAAAGCTGGGAAAGAAGAAAAAGCAAAATTTGAAGAAGAAAATCAAGGCAAGGTGATTATATCTCCTGCTGACTGGGAGAGAGCCGAGAAAATGAGTCAAAATATCCTTGCAATAGCCGGCAATTTAATCAACGCAGCTGATAAAGAGATGAGTGTGTTTGCAGAAGATGAATATGGGCTTATTAGAAAAGCAAGACCTGATGCTTATATAGACTCTCTTGGAGTTGTGATTGATATAAAAACCACTCAAAGCACAAAACCATATGACTTTCAAAAAGCAATTTATGAATATCGCTACCATTATCAGGCTTATTGGTATTTAAAAACCTTAGAGCTTGCAGGTAAAAAAGCAAAACAATTTATCTTTATTGCGGTTGAGAAAAAAGAGCCTTTTATGGTTAGGCTTTTTAGGATAAGTAAGAATGCAATAGAAAGAGCAAAAGTTGAAGTTGAAGAGTTAATTCAAAAATATGTGGAGTTTTTAAAGAGTGGAAAAGCAGAAATAGTTGAAGAAATTGATTTACCAAATTGGGCGTAATTGGGCGTAAAGGAGAGAAGATGAGTAATTTAGTAGTTAGAGAAAAACAAGCAAGGGAATTAATAAATAAACAAATGAAAAAAATAATAACTTTAACTGGTAGCAAAGATAAAGCAAGTAAATATGCAAGCGCAATTTTATCAATTGCAATGAACAAAAATTTAAGAGACTGCACACCTGAAAGTGTAATAAAAACTGCAGTTGAAATTGTAGAACTTGGGCTTAACCCAAACCCAAGACTTGGACTTGCTTATGTGGTGCCTTATAACATTAAAAAAAATGGGGAAATAGTAGGCACTACTGCTCAACTCCAAATTGGTTATAAAGGATGGATAAATCTTGGATATAGAAACGGATGGATTTTTAGAGCGGTTGCGGTGTATGATGTGGATAAATTTAACATAAGATTTAATGGGCTTTTTGATGATGTTGATTTTGAGCCAAATTATGAAGAGAGAAAAGAAGAAGATAGCAACTGGGTATATAAACATTTAAAAGGTGTTTTAGTGTTTGCAATGGATAGCAAAAAAATGGCTTTTAGCGAGTTTGTGCCTTTTAAAAAACTTGAAAAACTAAGACTTAAAAGCCCAAATCAAATTGCTGGGAAATTAAGCAATGTGTGGGCTGAGTGGGCGGAAGAGATGTATAAGGCAAAAGCTCTTAAATATGTAATTACAAGACTTCCTATTGCTGATGAAATGCTTGAAGCCAATTCAAAAGAGGATGAAGTTTATAGCGAAGAGTTTTTAACAGCTATTGTAGATGAAAACGAAGAAAATGAACCTGATGTAAATGAGCTTTTGATAAAAACGGCAGAGAATCAGCAAGAACTCCAACTCCAAGCCGAAAAGGTTTAAGATGAAAAGAAGAATGGCTGAGACAAGTTTGGAAGCGTATGAGTATTTAAAAGCAAACAATAAATTGAAACCTATGCAAAAAAAGGTTTTAAAAACTCTTTTAGAGCTTGGAACTGCTACAAGCAAAACTATTGCGAAAAAGTTACATAAACCGCTGCATGCAATAAGCGGGCGCATTACAGAACTAAAAGATATGGGACTTATAGAAGTAATTGGAAAAGTCAAAGAGGGCAGAACCTCTTTTAGTCTTTTGAAAGCGAATTTTAGTCTTTTGAAAGCGAAAGGCGAAAAATGAATTACTATCAAATACAGCCAACGGACTATATTGATAAACTCATCAATGAAGAATTATACCAAAAATCAGGAGCCTTCCAAAACTATTGGAGGCTCTTTTATAAGTATTATGTAAAAGACAATGACATAACAAAAGTTGAAGATGGAGATATAGAGCATTTTAAAGGGAGATACTCCAAAAGGACCTTAGCAAAAGTCTTTAATGTAAAAAGTAAAGATACAGCTGGTAGATGGAGAGATGAGTTTATAGATATAATAGAGAATTTTGTGGCTCATTGGATTTTAAAAAGTCAAAAAAATGTTGCTAAGGATAAGTCTGTCCAAAATCAGGGTAGCCACTCATTAGCCACTGACCAGCCAGTAAGTAGCCAAAGAGTAGCCACCAGATTAGCCAATGACGATGTTGAGAAAAGCACCGAAAATACGCAAAAAAACGAAGGTCAAGAAAAACTGATTAGCCACCTTGATAGCCAACAAGTAGCCACTGATAAGCCAAAGAGTAGCCACTCATTAGCCAAATATATAACAAATAACAATAACATTAACAATAACAAAAAAATAAATAAAGAGTGGCTTGAGAGTTTTTTATCAGCTTTATCAAAAGTTTCAAAACAGGTCTATCAGAAAAGATATGAATTTGAGAGTGTGTTTATGAGCTTACTTACTCTTTATGATGATGTAGAGGAAGTAATTGAATGGGCAAGTAAAAATGATTTTTGGATGGATAAATTAATTGACCCAAGAAGCATCAAACGAAATTACGAGAAAATGAGACTTCAAATGCTCAAAGAAAAATCAAAAAAACCGCTTCCTAATGGACCTGATAAAGTAGAGCAAGTAAAAAGAGATATTGAACTTTTAAAGGCTGTTTATGAAAAAAAGCAAAGTAAGGAGGTAGTATGATAACACCAGAATTGTTTGCAGTTGAAATAAGAAAGTTTTTAGATGACATTGATGCAAATATGGATGAAACTACATTAGTGAGCTATTACGAAAGGTTAAATGAAGAATTGGATGATGAGAGTTTTTTAAAAGCAGTTGAAAGACTTAGAAGAGAATGGACACCATATGGAAAACCTTATCCAAGCAAACTTGAATTTATAAGAGCAGCTGAGCTTAGTGAAGATGAGATTGAAGAAGCGGCAAATTTTGCTTATCAATTAGCAAAAGAGACTGCTATTTTTGAAGGTTCATATGTAAGTCCAGATTTTGAGGACCCTTTAATCGCAGATGTAATAAATGAAAAATTTGGGAGTTGGTTTGATTTTCATAATGAAGTAGCTTATTTGGATAGCGATGACACTTGGGCTAAAAGGGATTTTATTGAAAGTTATAAAAGAAAAGCAAAGAATAAAAGAGTGAAAAAAGTCAAACTAATTGGGTATGGAAAAAATCCAAGACCTTTAAGAATTAAATGCAATTATAACATACCTATAAAAGAAAAAGATATTAAGCAGCTTGATTATAAGCAAAACAAAGCTACAAAACTTATCGCAAACTTAGCAAACCAAAAAAGGATAGGGATATGACAAAAAAACAGATGAAAGAGAGGGCATTACTTCTTTTAGCTTATGCGTTTATGAAGGAAACTTTTGAGAGAAGCAAGGATGTGCCTTTGAGCGAAATAATAAAAGCTGAATGATATAAGCAAAATTTGTGATTTAGGAATTGTTGCAGTTATAGTGCTTGTGTGGTTTAAGAGGTTAAATCTTACGAAAGAGATTGTTATTACTGAAAATCTTGAAGAGCTTACGGAAGCGATAGTTAAAAGCGTTGATTTTGAGACGGCAAAGAGCAGTATAGAGTTTGCGAGTGAGCTTGTTGCAGATGTTTTTCCTGACCAAAGAGGGTTAATTGAATTTAGAAAAATAAGCGGGAAGTTTCCGTTTAGTTTGATTAAGGAGAGTGAAAATGATAGAAAAAGTGCTTAACAAAATCGGGTTTTATACGGCAAGGCAAATGAGAGAAATCGAGCTTTACGTAGGAGAGGTGGAGGTTAAGTTGGAAAAATATATATCTCTTTGCGATAGCTTAAAAGAAGAGAATGAAAAGCTAAAAGATAAGACAAAAAGATTAATTAGTTCTTTGAAAATCAGTGAAGAGGTAAAGTCAAATGCAGTTAGAGAAATTGAAGAGCTTAGAAAAGAGAATGAAAAATTAAAAATTAGAGTTGCTAAGAGTGTGAAAATGAAAAGGAGATGAGACACAAATACAACGCAAAAAAAATAGAGTTTAAGGAGGTTTGATGCAAATTAGAGTAGGAGTAGAGGGGCTTGAAAAATTTGAAGCATTTGCAAATTCAGTTGTCTGGTATAGGGCGCAAAAGAGAACTACAACGGAGATGGGGAGGAAGTTTAGAACGAGAGTTGTTAAAGATATTCGTAAAACTTACAATATTCCTGCAAAAGATTTAAAAAAAGCAATGAGGACTAAATTAATAAAAAAAGGGGATGTATTTGAGTGGAGATTGAATGTTAAAAGTAGGATGCTTAGTCTTACTCATTTTGGAGCAAGACAGAATAAAAAAGGTGTAAGTGTTTTAATTAGAAAAGATGAAGGGAGAAAAACTTTAGCTAAAACTTTTATCGCAAAAGGTCAGGTGTTTCAAAGAGAAGACAAAGAAAGATTGCCGTTAGTTGTTAAAAAAACTATTTCTATTCCACAAATGTTTAACAAAGAGACAATGAAAGAAGCATTTGAGGAAGTGAGTAGGGAGTATCCGAAGAGGTTTGAGCATAACTTAGAGTATTATCTTAACAATATATTTCATACAGGGAAATTTAATGATGGTAAATTTAGAATATAGCGTATTTATGGGTGTTGCGGGTCCTTTGGCGGAGCGAAGCGGAGCGGTGGTCGCCAACCCCAGAATTTACACACACAAAGTTAACTAAAAAGTGGTTAACTTTTTTAGAGTATAAAACTATTAAAAGTTACGAAAATATCGTTATTTTAAAGCAATTTGAAAAAGTTAACTGGGGAGTTAACTGGTTAACTTTTTTTGGTTAACTTTTTGAAAGGGAGTGAATGAAATTAGTTACACAAGCTGAACTTGCAAGAGAACTGAATGTTAGCAAACCATATATAACTAAACTTGTTAAAAAAGGAGTTTTTGATAACTGCTTTGATGGTAAAAAATTAAAACTTGATTGTGCTAAAAAAGCGTATGAGGAAAATAGAAAAATCTTTGTAAGAGAGACGAAACTTGAAAAAGTAAAAAAAGAAGTTATCAAAAAAACTCCTGCCGAAATTAAGCAAGATAAAGAAGTTTTTAACGAGCAAACGGTTGACGAACTTGCCGAGCTGCTTTTAGATGTGGATAAACCTGCCCTTAAAGTTGCGATTATAAAAGAGTATTGGGCTGGGAAGTTGAATGAGCTTAAATTTTTAAAAGAAAAAGGCAAATTGATTGAAAAAGACGAGGTTGAGAGGGAGTTTTACGAAGTTGCATTAATGATAAAAGAAAAACTTTTAAATATTCCTATGAGAGTTTCAAACGAACTTGCCGGTAAAAGCGATGAATTTGAGATAAGACAGATTTTAGAAAATGAAATAAGACAAGCACTTGAAGACTTATCAAGAAAGTTGAAAAATGGTTAAAGAGATTTTTGCCGAAGCTTTATTACCTTCTCCAAAAGAGACTATTAGCGAATGGGCGGATAAGTATCGTGTATTACCAAGCAAAGGAAGTGCCGAGCCGGGCAAATGGAGAACTGATAAAACGCCATACCTTAGAGAAATTATGGATGTTTTAAGCCCTATGGATGATACAAAAGAGGTGGTTTTTATGAAAGCTACACAAATTGGTGGGACTGAAGTTGGAAATAATGTAATTTTTTATTATATGGATTATTACCCTTGCCCTATGCTTCAAATCTTGCACACAGAAGACATTGCAAAAACGCATATGAAAGATAAGCTAATACCTTCAATAAAAGCAATGGATAAACTAAAAGATAAAGTAATTTGGGCTAAGAGCAATCAAGGCGGAACTACAAGAACTGAAATACAATTTAAAGGTGGAAGTTTAAAGCTTGGTTGGGCTCAAACTCCTTCTACTTTTGCATCTATGAGTAGAAGGATAGTAATTTGCGATGATGTTGATAGATGGAAAGATGACGTGGGAAATGAGGGTAATCCAGTTGCCCTTGCAAAAAGAAGAGCTGCTGCTTTTAGAAATAAAAAGATTTTTATCAACTCTTCACCTACCATTAAAGGAGACAGCTTGATAGAAGAAGAATTTAACGAAACTGACCAAAGACACTATTTTGTGCCTTGCCCTGAGTGTGGCGAATTTGTAAGGTTTGAAAAAGAGCATTTTGTTTATGACTGGGATGTAGAGAGTGGAGAGCTTACAAGCGATGTAAAGTTTTGCTGTCCTAAATGCGGGAGTTTGATTGATGAGAGTAAAAAAATGGAGATGATGCAAAAAGGCAAATGGATACCTCTTAATCCTAAAAGCTCAAAAAAAGGTTATCGCCTACCGGCTTTTTATTCTCCTTGGTTTAGCTGGGGGGAAGCTTTTAGCGAGTATGTTAAGGCTTTAAAAAAAGAAAAAGAGGGCAAGTTTGATTTTATGAAAACTTGGGTTAATACGATTGATGCAAGACCTTATGAGAATAAGTATGAAGTTAGCGAATTGCAGATAAAAGTTGAGGATTTGTTAAAAAGAAAAGAGCCTTATCTTGCAGAAGTTCCTGAAAAAGTAAAGGTTTTAACTGCCGGAGTAGATACACAAGATAACCGCTTTGAGATTGAAGTTGTCGGCTGGGGCGAAGGGCTTGAGAGTTGGAGCATTGATTATAAGATTATTTATGGAGACCCGGCTGATATAGAAACTCAAAAAGAGCTTGATGAATATTTAAGAAGTGTTTTTAAACACGAAAGCGGAAATTATATGAGAATAATCGCTACCGCAATAGATACGGGAGGGCATAAAACACAAGCGATGTATGAATTTTGCAAAAAAAGATTTTTAAGGGGAATTTTTGCGATTAAAGGTAGCAATAAAGCAGATGCACCAATTACTACAAAGCGTTTTAGCATTAAAAACAAAGGAAACGTTCCGCTTTTTCAAATCGGTGTAAATGCGGCAAAAGACGAAATTTATGCCGCTCTTGAAGTAGAGAGTCCAGGACCTCTTTATTGTCATTGGCCAAATAAAGCAATTTATGATGAAGAGTATTTTAAGCAGTTTTTAGCCGAAAAGAGAGTTAATGGTAAATGGGTAAAAAGAGGAAGAGCAAGAAACGAAGCGCTTGATTGTAGGGTTTATGCAAGAGCGGCACTTGCAATCAGGGACCCTGATTTAAATAGATACTATTTTGATAAGTCAGTAAAAGAAAATAAACCTAAAAAACGCTCAAGAATTTTAAACAAAGGACTGAAAAATGGATAACAAAACAAGAATAAGGCCTTATGTAAATATTGACTTAGCAATTGCACTTAAAATTTTGTCCAAAAAAGAAAAAAAAACAATTGGAAAACTTATTGAAGAAATTCTTTTAAAAGACAAGAGAATTCAAGATGCAATAAAATCCATTTATGAAATTTAGGCCCTCTATTTTCCAGGTCTGCTAAAAACTCTCTTTTTTCTCTACACTTACGATAAAAAGGATTATTGTGGCCGCTTGGAGTTTAGATGAAGCAAGGCAGTATTTAAAAGAAGCACTTGAAGCAAGAAGTAGAATTTTAAGAGCACAAGAATACGGCATTGGCGATAAGAAAACAAAAAGAGCCGAATTAGAGCAAATTAATGCTGACATTATCTTTTGGAGAAAAGAGGTTGAAAGGCTTGAAAAGATTGCAAGCGGCAAAAAAGGACTTAATATCGGATACGGAGTGAAAATTGGTTAAACCTTCTTGGATAGACAAAGCTATTGCTATTTTTTCGCCAGAAAAAGCCGTAAAAAGACTAAAAGCGAAAACGGCTTTTGAGCATTACGCAAGAAGTTATGAAGGTGCTTCTACGGATAAAAAAGCACTTAAATATTGGAAGGGGACTTTAAAGAGTGCAGATAGGGATGATTTGCCTTCTTTAAAGCTCCTTAGAGCAAGAAGCAGGGATTTATACAGAAATGACCCGGTAGTTGTTGGAGCGATTGAAACAAATCTTGATAGTGTTGTAGGGGCTGGTCTTAGAGTGCAAAGCCAGATTGATTTTGAGTATCTTGGAATGAGCGAAGATGAAGCGAGTGAGTGGGAAAATAAAGCTGAGAGGATTTTTAATAATTGGGCAAAGAGTGTAAATGCCGATGCGAGTAGGCAAAAGAATTTTTATGAACTACAAGCCGTAGCTCTTGCAAGTGCGCTTTTAAGCGGAGACGTTTTTGCGATTTTGCCTGCTATAAAAAGAGATTTTTGGCCTTTTGAGACTGCTATTAGTTTGATTGAAGCTGATAGGGTTTGCAATGAAAATTACGCTCCCGATAGTGACACGCTTGCAGGTGGAATAAAGACAAACGAATACGGAGAGCCTATCGAATATCATATTTTAAAGTCTCATCCGGGTGGGTATAACTTAAATTTAGAATGGGTAAAGTTTCCTGCTTGGGGAGAGAGCGGGAGAAGGCTTGTTATTCATCTATTTAAACAAGTAAGACCAGGGCAGAGAAGAGGAGTGCCTTATCTTGCGCCTGTAATTAAACACCTTAAACTTCTTGGAGATTACACGGAAGCTGAACTTACTGCAGCTCTTATAAGCGGACTTTTTACCGTGTTTTTAAAAAACGAAAATCCAGACGCCGAGCCTTTTGAAGACGAAGAATTAAAGCTTGGACCCGGTGCGATTGTAGCGCTTAATCCTATGGAAGATATAGCGGTAGCCGACCCTAAAAGACCCAATAGCGCATATGACGCTTTTGTAAAAGGCATTTTAGAGCAAATCGGAGTTGGGCTAAATATTCCTTATGAAATTTTGATGAAACACTTTACCTCTTCTTATACTGCGGCAAGAGCTTCTTTTTTAGAGGCTTGGAGAGCTTTTAAGACAAGAAGGGCGTGGTTTGTTAATGGTTTTTGTCAGCCTATATATGAGATGGTAATCACTGAAGCTGTATTAAAAGGATATTTAGAAGCTCCAGGATTTTTGGAAGACCCTTTTATTAGAGCAGCTTACCTTAAAACAACTTGGTATGGACCAACTCCTGGACAGATTAACGAAAAAGTAGAAACTGCAGCAGCGGCACAAAGAGTGGCAGAAGGATTTTCTACAAGAACAAAAGAAGCTGCTGAAATGAATGGAACCGACTTCTTTGAGAATGTTAGAAAAGCAAGAAAAGAAAACGAAGCAATGATTAAAGCAGGACTTAAGGAGAAGAAATGATTAACTTAATTGCAAAGCTCTCATCCCAGCCTTGGCTTATGGAGCCAAACTGGATGAGGGTTGTTTTAAATATCATAAGTAGAAACTCACCAACTTTTGGGCTTGATGGCGAATTTAAAGAAAAAATTGAAAAAAGGGCTTTAAGTCTTGGCGATGGTAAAAAGCAAGAGCTTAATTTTGTAGAAAAAAGAGGAAATATTGGAGTTTTAAATATTCGTGGACCTATTGTTAGATACGGCGGAATGATGGAATTAAGCGCTGATGTTAGAAGCCTTGAGAGTTATGCGAGGGAATTTAAAGCTCTTGAAGAAGACCCAAACGTTGAAGTGATTGTTTTGAATATTGATAGCCCGGGAGGAGAAGCGGCTGGAATAAGCCAATTTGCAACATATATTCGCAACTCTCCTAAAAAAGTAGTTGCTTACGTTGATGATTTAGCAGCAAGTGCGGCGTATTGGATAGCAAGTGCCGCAAGAGAGATTTACGCATCTCAGACGGCTTTTGTTGGAAGTATCGGGGTAGTTTTTACAGTAATGGATGATAGTGAGAAGCTAAAAAAAGAAGGAATTGAAAAAGTTGAAATTGTAAGCGTTCAATCTCCTAAAAAACGCCCGGACATTAAAAGCGAAGAAGGAGTTAAACAGATTCAAGTCTGGGCAAATGATTTGGCGGATAAATTCATAAAAGCCGTTGCGGCTTATAGGGGAGTGAGCGTTGATTACGTGCTTGAAAATTTTGGGCAAGGTGATTTGCTTATAGCCGATAAGGCAAAAGATGTGAAAATGATTGATGGGATTATGACTTTTGAGAAGTTAATCAAAACTCTAAACAAAAAAACAAACTATAAAAAAGGAGTAAAGATGGAAGAAAACGTTCAAATTACGGCGGATATAATAAAAGAAAAATATCCGCAAGTTTATGAGCAAATTTTTAAGGCTGGTGCGGAAGCTGAGAGAGAAAGAATTAAAGCGATTGAGGATTTAGGTGAATTTAAAGGTTATGAAGATTTGGTTAAGAGTATGAAGTTTGACGGGGTGAGTACGGCTGAGATGGTAGAACTTGCGGTATTTAGAGCCGAAAGGGAGAAAAAAGCAAAAGTTGCCGAAAGTTTTAGCAAAGATGGAGCAAAAGCAGCGGCACTTTTAGCGGAAGCTGGAGTTGGGGCAGTTGTTGCTGATGGGAAAATTAAAGAGCAAAAATCAAGCCCTTATGCAAAAGTGCTTGAAAAATTTACTAAAAGGAGCTGAAAATGGGTGTAGTAATTGGTGATTTAATCGTTACGGATAGCGGGGTAATTGAGGCTGGGACTTATACTGCTGGTGCGGTGCTTGGAAAATTAACTGATACAGGTATTTTGAAGTTATCTGCTACAAAAGATAGCGATGGAAACGCTATTACAGACGGAAGCGAAAAGCCTTATGCTATTTTGCTTGAAGATGTTGTAACTGATGTTCAAAAAAGTGTGCCTATTTTGCTTTTAGGTGAAGTGGATAAAAATCAGTTAAGTTTTGGTAACGGATGGGATATTGAAAGCGTTGCAAGAGAGTTAAGAAATATCGGAATTTTTGCAAAATAAGGAGGAATGAATGGAAGAATTAGTAAGTTTATTTGAGACAAGGGAATTAATTGCGGTTGCAAATCAAGTGCCGACTGCCGGGACGTTTTTGCAAGATACGTTTTTTGGTAAAGAAGAGGTTGCACCAAGTGAGCATGTAGATATTGTTGTAAGAAAAGGCAAAAGAACGTTAGCACCTTTCGTATCTCCTAAAGTGCAAGGTAAAATCGTAAATACTTCTAAAGAGAGCGTTAGAAGCTACAAACCTGCATATATTAAAGAAAAATGGGTAACGGAAGCTACTGATATTATTGGAAAAAGCAATAACGTTTTCTATGCCGAAAACAAATCTATTGCCGAAGTTGTAGCCGAAAAAGTAGCACAAGAAACTCAGGAGCACAAAGAAAATCTTGTAAGAAGAGTCGAATGGATGGCGGCTCAGGTGCTTACAACTGGTAAAGTAGAAGTAAAAGGAGATGGAGTTGATGAAGTAATTGATTTTGGATTTGATGCGAATCAGTTTGTGGCTCTTGCTGATAATACTTGGGATAGTGATGACGTTGACCCTATTGCAATGATGAGAGAATGGAGAAGAGAGAGGGTAAAAGCTGGTGGAATTGCTCCAAATGTTGCGGTATTTGGAAGTGATGCGATTGATGCGTTTATTAGCAACGCAAAAGTAAAAGAAGCTCTTGATTTAAGAAGAGTTGATAGGGGAATGATTAATCCTGAGACACTTCCTGATGGCGTAACATATTGGGGATACATTCCTGAAATTGCTACTGATATTTACTCTTACGATGAGTGGTATATCGACCCTGAAACTGGCGAAGAAAAAGAGATGGTTGATAGCAAAGGCGTGATTTACGGAAGCACTAAAACACAAGCAAAAAGAGTTTACGGAGCTATTAAAGATTTACAAGCGCTTACTGCTACTAAATTTTTCTTGAAATCGTGGGAAGTGGAAGACCCAAGCGCAAGATTTATGCTTTTACAATCCGCTCCATTGGTAGTACCTGTTGAAGTGGATGCGTTTATGTTTGCAAAAGTATTATAACCCCACAAAATTTAACAATTTTGCGGGGGACCCCTATAAAACTTTTAAGGAGTGGAAATGAAAATGGTTAAACTACAAGCAAAAGCAAGAATTTCTACCTCAAAAGGCAGTTTCTCTGCCGGAGAGATTTTTGAAATTGCAGAAGATATAGCAAAAAGACTGATTAAAGCCGGGTATGCTAAAAAGGTAGAGCCTGTAAATGTAACTCAAACGAGTGAGGGCAGTGTTGAAATTGAGTCTGAAAAAGAACTTGGAAAATTAAAAGTGGAAGAGCTAAAAGAACTTGCGGAAGCTATCGGATTTGATGCGGGAGATTTGAAAAAAGCCGATTTGATTAAAAAGATTATCGAAGAAGCAAAAAAAGAAGAAGCTTTTAGTGGTATTCTTGAAATGAAAGCTGATGAGATAAGGGCTTATCTAAGTGAATAAATTTTATGATGACTTAAAAGCGGATATTGATGAAGTTTTTTTCGAAGACTTTGCAATTCCTGCTACTCTTCTTTGTGATTATGCTACAAAAGACACAAAAATAATATTTAATCTTGACCCCGAACTTCTTTTTAACAATGAATTTTCTACAAAAGCAATCTTTATTTACATTAAAAAAGATGATTTAATCTGCGATAAGCCTAAAATAAAATGCGAATTTGGGGAATTTTCTACGTTATACAAAGAGGATGACGGAAGCGGTATTTTAAAAGTTTATGTAAGTCGTGATGAAGTTAAAAAAGTTTCTATTTAATATCACTAAATTTCACTCCCTTACTTTTTTCTCTTTATTTTCTATACTTCAAAAAGTTTAGGCCCTCTATTTTCCAGGTCTGCTAAAAGCAAAGTTTTTTATCTAAACTTATAAAAACTTTTAAGGAAGGGAATGAGAAGAGCTGAAATTGTAGCTTCTATTATAGAAGCACTAAAACCTTTAAATATACCTCTTTATGAGTGGAGAGTAACTCCTGCTGAATTTAATGAACTTCCTATTATAGTAGTTAGAGACAAAGATGACAATATTGAAGAAGAAGCAAGCGGGAGTGAAAAACACTCTTTAAAAGTAGAAATCGAATATACAGCTGCAAAGAAAGATTTAACTGCAATGGATGTGAGAGAAGTTATAGGTTCTATTTTATCAGCTCTTAAAACTGCAAATGAGACTATTCCTATTGGTGATTATGCAAGTGTAAAAAATATTGAAATTGATTTAGAACATCACGAAATTATAGTTGGTCGTGGGATGATTGAGATTGAAATAACTTATTACACAGAAAAATGGGGGATATGATGAATCCGTATTTAGATTTAATGATTGATGAAATTGA